TTGTATCTTGCTACTCTGTGCAAGAAGGAATACGCGGGGTGCTTTACCCGCTTGTTTCCTAGACTTTTTACCCATACCCGTATATGCCACGGGGGGTTATTTTAATTTTGTATGTTTTAACCTTTTGATGAATTACATTTGCGACAAAGCACTTGGATATTTCTCAACTCTGACTTGCCACCAAGAGCCAGGGGAATTATGTGATCCGCAGTTAAGTCATAAGGCGAATGGCACCGCAAACAAAATGGTTGCAATTGGCGGGCGAGCTTTGATAACTGCTGCCACTTGTAATCATAACCGCGCTCTTGTCTTGATGGTCGTTGTGCTTCTCTTTTGCGTTTGCATTCAACACAAAGATAAGAGTTGCGAACAACAGTTCCACATTGTGCGCAGGGTCTAGGAAGTAATCCCATCGTGCTTCACCAAGTATTCTATTGCCATCGCTAGGTAGGTGGGTGAGTCAAAGAAGAATCCAAGACCCTTGTTGCAGTAAGAACAAATGACACCACGCACTGACATCGTTTCGTGATTGTGGTCAATGATTAGTTTGCCATTGAATTCTTCTGATGATATGCCACAGATTGCACACTTATTGCCTTGCTTCTCTAAGATGTTTTGATAGTTTTGTTGTGCTTCTCGCAAGAACTTTCTATGTAGCTGACGACAAGACTTGCAGATGTTGTGTCGTTTGTTTGTTGCTTTGTTTGTAAAACGAAAATCTGTTATCGGCAAATCAATCTGACACTTGCGACAGATGCGCCTGTCATTCCAATTCCTCGTCATCATCATCCGTTCCAAAGCCGGCAAGACGATCCTCGGCTGGAAGAGAGAGATAAGATTGGAGAGTCGCTTGGACTGCTCTGCTTAGTAATGAATCAATAGCATCAAAAGAAAGGTTTTGATCTGTTGTCATCTCTGTTTCAACATCGCCAATGCTGATTGTTATGCTCAACATTTGACTTCCAATCTCAAATCAAGAAGGTCGTCTATAAACTCGTCAACAATGTCGCGTTGGCGTTTTGTGTAATGAGGAAGGTTTCTTGCCTTGGTAGCGTGACCAAGAGCTTCATCGATTTCGTTGATGGATTGTTCCGAGATAGGGAACTCTGATAACGATAGTGTAGCAGAGAACCTTGACAACATTCTAGGCATTTTCTGCTCTCACTTTCATAAGTGCTTGAAGGTCATAGGTTGACCCTCTTTTCTCAATACTAAACTTTTTTACTAATCGATAAACCTCTCGCTCTGTCATTTGTAGCCAAGCAGAAATGGCTTCTACATCGAGAAAGAATCTGCGATTTGGATTGCTCATTGCTAGTGCCACCAATCTCAAGACCGACCAACTTTGTTTACATCCAAAGCAACTGACATCTTGTGACAACTGTTCAACATCGATAACAACAAAACGATTGCAGTCATCAGTTGGACAAGGAATCCTTCTTGCCTGCTCTTTGAACTTCTTGGCAGCCGCACGACCCCTAGCGTGTAGCTGCCAAACTTCCCCTGCAAAGTCTAACGCCCAGGGTTGCAACAATGTCCAAGAAAGGTGGGCAATGTGAAACTCACAGGTAGCATCTACCTCAAGGTCTGTGGTCGGCTCACGCTTGACCAGCGCAGGCGGTGTCAACTGCCTATCGCGCCTGATAATCGCCTCCCATCCGTGAAGGATGGCAAGAAGGTCGGTTGCCATAGAAAAATCCAAGGCATTGACATTGATACCGATAGAGCGCTCGGCGCTGACCACGCCACTGCCGGTTCGTGATGGCTCAAGGTAAAAGCCCGATTCAAACTGCAACTGTGGCAGCTCCCTCAAGATAGCTCTAAGGCGACCAAAGCAACTTCGACACTCGCCTTCAACGCTCTTCTTACAGATTACGCATTCCTTCAAAACACACACTCCTGACTCATCGCCTTGCCTGTGGATAACTTTGCCCAATAGTCGGGCGGTGTGACTTCAAAGAGTTTCAATGATGAGCAGTGATGCTCTGCCAAGATGACCGAGAACTTGGACTTGCCCCACTTGATTCGATTGGCACTTCTCTCAACCGCCTCAAATGACACCTTGGTCTTGTGACACTCAAAGGTCATCAGATTGTTGATCCGTTTGATTATCTCTTCCTCAATGGTGAGAACAGGGGTATCAAGTCGGCGGGCAAATCCTGCCCAAGAGATACCTTGCCAAACAACTGTTCCGCAGCGTTTACAAGAGATAGGCTTAAAATCGCTATTCACCAGTCCTCCGAAGGTGACTGTTCCACTGTTCCGCGTTCCCCTCTAAAGAGGGGGAACGGCGGAACAGTTTGGCCAGTCTTGTCGCACTGTTCCGAGAAAATTGTCGGAACAGTATCGGAACGGCGGAACAGTTAGACATTTGGACTCCAAGTCTTAACATCATTGGCAAAATATTGCTCTTGATGACCAAATAAAAACTTCTGACCATCCTTGCGATAAGTGACAAAGCCGGTCGAAACTAGGGTTTCAAGGACAAACTTCAACTCGTCATTTGATATTGGAATGCCTTCTGTCCTTAGATGTTCTGCAATTTGATTCCTGCCCATCTCATAACCGACCTTTGCAAGAAGTTCAGACACCGCCTCCATCTTGGACTCCCTTGTGGATATCTTCACAGTGCCACCTGATATTGATACAGAAATCCCACCATCGGAAAGGCTCTTAAGGTTGGCAACGCCGACAGTCTTGGCATCAGGGCAGATGGCACGGACAAAGCCAGGGCGATCCTTTGTGCAAGTTATATCCAAGGCCCCGTCAATGCCCCTGCCAAATGGCAAGGCCACAGACACGGCAAAGGCCGCGCCATCGATGTCAGCTCTCTTTGCTTGAGCGCCGATAGCGTAATTGCCTCGGTTGTCTTTGCTCTTTGTGACATGGTCAATTGTCAGGATGCCTGCGCCACCTATTCGAAGGGGCTTTAAGACCTTCTGTGAGAAGTGAGTAGCATCTTTATTCTTCTCTAAATCTAAGCCAAGTAAGTTCATAGCCGCATTAACCCCATCAACGACAATGAGAGTGGGCAGATAAGCCATAATCTGAGTTCTCATAATCTCGCCAATACCCTCGCCAAGTGGCTCATCAGGGTTGGCATATCTAAACATTTTGAACTTATCTTGCTTGACCCTCAAGGTTTTTAGGCGATTTAGGATAGAGCGAGCTGAATCTTCGAAGTCTAAATAAAAGACGATGTTGTTCTTCTCAAGCTCTTGTCTTATGGCTTCAAGTGCTATCCAAGTCTTGCCTGATTCAGACTCGCCAAAGATTGCATTTATCTTGCCTGCATAGAGCAGACAGTTGCCATCCTCTCGTCTAAGCATTGAAGGCGGCTCTTCTTCTTCTAACTCAGACTCGCCAATCTCTTTTGGAATCCAAGAGGACTCCTTGATGTTGCCTTCCTCATCGTGTAGTTGAACAAGTGAAGGTGAGTGAACTTCTAGGCTTGTTAACTCTTTGCGTGCCTCGCCATAGCCCTGACTTCGCAGGGCGCGGGCAGAGGCGGTGAAATCTCCTTGATGCTCAACAAGTGTGAAGATGGCAAACTTCGAATAAGAGCGTTCAGGTTCAAACTGTGTTGAGCTGCTAAAGCAGAAGAACTTGTCATTGCCTGCGTGATTTGTTGTGGCGCTGATACCTTCAGATTTGCCTGGTCGCCTCCAACTCGTCACACCTGCCTTGTTGGTATAAACCTTCTTCCAACCTAGAGGCTCTAAGACCTGCTCCCAAGTGACTTTGGCGTTGTAATCATCTCCAGGAGTTAAATTGCCACCTTTTGGCGCAAGTTCCTCGGTGACAAACTCAACCTTTGGAACGCAGTCAAATGTTGCAAAGAGTTGATGTAGTCCTTGGCGCTCGGCGACTGTCAGTGTCGGAATAGACTTGGCCGAGCCGACCAACATTGTCCACGCTCCGCCTGACGGGTGGCAGGTGCCATTGGTCGGTGCGACAATGACAAAGCCTCCCTCGCCTCTTGTTTCGGCTAAGACCTCGACTTTGTCGTCATCGCCTGGCTTTCTTGCAAGTTTTGTGTTGCCAGGAACTTCTCCGTCAATGCGATAAAGCCAATGAATCCCGCCTGATGGGGTCATCTCAACATAACCATTGTTGATGCGATCCCATACTTCGCCAAGGCCAGCGTTGCCTGCCATCTCTTTCAAATCAAGGTGCATCTTGTCGGCGACAGCTCTGCCTTCAAGCTCTAACATCTCTAAGTTGCCTGAAACTTTGCCACAGATAACACCAACGCCTTGAGCATCTGCAAACCAAGTCATCAACTCTGCCGTTGTCGGCCTAGTTTCTTGATATTGCTTCCAAGAGGCAATGCCAGGGCGCTTGGTGCCATCGGTTGCCACCGGCACAACTGAAATGCCTTGATTAGCAAACTCTAAGGCTGTTAAGAGTATGTCTGTTTTCATCTTTCCCCCGTCATAGTTTATGGAATTGTGACTCTAAAACCTTGATCCGTTTCAGTTATTGCGCCAGGACTTGAATAACCAAATTCATACCCTTTAGTCATCAAATACATTGCATTGTCAAAAGCTATTTTGGAACACTCACTAGCATCTTCTTGGTTTTTGTAAGTCAGCCAACCAACCTTGCAACCGCTTTCGCTCTTCACATAGTTTTTTGGATAGTCTTTTAACATTATCTTTTCCCTTTCACTCCCACAGATTTTGTGGCAGTGACTCAATTCTACTTTTGACACTTTTTGAAATTGATAAAATTGTGTAGTTGCCAACGGCGACACACCCGAAGTCTTGACAAACTTGACAGTGTAATTCAATGTTTTCATTGTTCTTTTTTTACCTGCAATTTAGGATAAGGCTGTTTAGGATAAAGCAACGATTGCCTAATCAACTTAACTTCTTTTTTATTGCCAAGAATGAAAAGATAACGATGTTTAACACTTCTTGCTCTATGAGTTAGCCGATTACCATAAATTTTTTCTAACTCATCCCAACGACCCATATTTGCAATCGCTTTTGAGTGTAGGTTTTCAAGGCCCTCGATAGTTATTTCATTTCTAGCTTTTGTCGCTCCTGTATAAATCCAATTGGTGGCTTGATAGATGACTCCAATATGTTTTTGATCTGTGTCTGCATAAGATACGATGATTCGAGGTTTAGGTAAAAGTTGCAAAGAGCGCCCAATCAACATTGATGCTTCATTTTTCAAATTGTGTCGAAGAGCTAATCGATTCAACTCAAGAACTTTATCTTTCCATTCATCACCCGCAACTCCTTTACATAAGGAAGGACTCGCGGGCATTCCATAAGTGCAAACTCCGACTAAATTATCGTTTTTGAAAAGACCAAAAGAAAAAGAGATTGGTGGAATTCTTTTAGCGTAGTGAATCGTCAGAAGATAATGATGAGTTTCCTGTTTTTGAATCTCTTGAACTTTGTATGTTTCTCTCATCTTTTTCAAAGTGACATTCGAGGCAGAGTCCACCCATAAGTCTGACTCTCTTGGCTCCACATTGGGAGCAAAATCTAAACTTCCTTGCCACGAGTCAGACACTACACGATTCCGATTCTTGATTTTGGCAACACGCCCTTGACCTTCTTTTTTTTCTGTCATCTGCTTGCCTTCTTTTCAATAGCATCAACATTTGCTTTTGGAAATGGCTCTTGCGGCCAAATTGTTTTCAAATTCTTGTCAAAAATGTAAAGATAGCGATGTTTTCGAGGTCTTGGAGTCCAAAATCCAATTTTATCTGATGCCTTACCTCTTGAAAGTTTCTTAGTTCCGCCATCATAGTAAAAGTCATTCTTCTGAGGGGTTAGCCCATGATAAGTAAAGTTGCAGGCTTGATAAATTGCGCCGAAGTGACGACTTGCATCGGCATAAGAGATGACAGCTTTGATGCCTTTCTTCTTTAACTGTCGCAATGAATAGCCCACAAGATAGGAACCTGCATTGCCACCATTTAGGTCAGGACTTAGAACAAGACGACTCATTTCTACAAACTCAGGATAATTGCCTCGCGGTAATCCAAAGCAGGATGTGGCAGAGTTTGGAACTGAAAGCGGTGAATATACAACCGCGCCAATCACTTGAATGCCATCAATTAGGCCGAAGGCGTGTTGACCTAAAAACCTTTTCTTGCCCAAATAGTGAAAAGCTGAAACTACCTCGTAGGCGTGATCATAAGAAATTTCTGAACAAGTGAAATTTTGGAGCGATGAAGTCGGAATTGAACCGCTATCTGACGACTGGAACGCCGTCTGTGTTGCCATTACACCATCATCGCAAAGCTCTTGAGTCATTATATCGACCACCATCCCCTAATCGTTCCTCCCTGTGGACAGATGTTCCAATCTGCCTTCCCATCTGCAATCCATTGCCTGTGAAGCCTTAACTGCTCTTGCCAATCTGTTTCGTGGGTGTCACGGCCACAGTCAGGGCATATTGCAACTCCAATGATTTGGAAAATATGGCGACACATTTCACTCCTTTTTTTAATCGAGTGCAGTGGCAGGAATCGAACCTGCCGATGAATGACCCCGTATCTCATCGCTCCCAAGCCCTGCGGTGGTTGTCGGTGGAAAGGTAGCACCGACAACCTATGACATCAGGCGATGACGGAAGGAAACCGCCTGATTCAAAGTCTTTAAGGCTTCGCTCCTAATTGAGCAAGTAGAGCTGCGACTTCAGGTGATAAACCTTCTAATCCCGCAGGCGCAGGCGCAGGCGCAGGCGCAGGCGTTGCCACCGGCGCAGGCTTAGCCCCTGATGAAAGATAGGCATTTGCCTTTGTCAATGCTTGCGCATCTGTTGTGGCATCGAGCAGAATCCAAGGCGCGCTCTTGCCAGGTTTGGCAGTGCCTTGGCCTATGCGAGCCAATACTTTGTGACCGATTTTGGTCTTTAGTGAATTGCGTAGGGCGACATTGAACCAAAGCAAAGAACTATATTCTGTGTTTGTATCAAGGTCATAGACATTGACTTCGACTGCCTCGGCTATGCCGTGGACAGTTTGAATGCCTGTCTTGTA